CATGTCGGAGACCGACATAACGGCGCTGTTAAAACGCAGACGGAGGAAAGAGGATCCGGAAGCATATCGGCAGAAGCAGCGGGACTACAGGAGCAGGATAAAAGCAACGCTGCCGCACTGCGATGGCTGCGAATCCTGCGTACTGGTTCGCAAGGAGAAACAGGACGGATACCGGAGGCTGTGCATCGCAGATATGCGACTAATCGAGCAGAAAGTGGCAAACAGTCCGCAGTGGTGCAGGAAGAGAGGACAGAATGGGACGTAAAATTATCCTGTACGACCTGTACAAGGACGACGAATATCAGGGACGGTACAAAGCAAAAGAGCTTATGTATTTGCTGGGCATGTCCCGAGAGACCATAGCCAGCCGGGTTTACCACGGGGTAAAAACAAAGGATGGCTACGAGATTATGAGAGCAGAGCCGGACGGATGGGCAGAGAGCTGGGAGCGGGCATGTGCGCCGCTCAGAAGAAAATAACATGATGGAGGTAAGAAGCTGATGAGAGCATTCTTTGGGGCGGTTATCGCGATCGGCATTGCGGCGGTTGCTGGTGGCTTGTTTTGCGCAGTGTACACCGTAGGGGAGTACATCGTAGAAACAGAATATGAAAAGCGATACGGAGCACAAAACTGGGAAGAAAAGCGGAGAGAACGTAAAAAAAGGGCTATGAAAGAGTTAAAGTGCATGCTAAAGCTTATTGCATACATAGCAATATTTTCAGCTGCGGTACTGTTTGGAAATTTTGTTGCAGAATTGCTTGCAGCATTGGTCTTATAGGGAATGGAAGGAAAATAATGATTGCAATATGGATTAAAACGCCGCCGGATGCCGAACCGGTATGGATGGCGGCAGATAACCGGATCAGGGATCTGGCGCTCTCGATCGAACGGCGTGCAGGTATCGCACCGGATGCGGATGGGCTTCGGCAAATTCGGGAATGGGCAACAGAGATTGTTTGCCAGTGCGACATGGTGGAGCGTGTGCAGGAACAGGCAGAACCGGCGTGGAAGAGCGAGCTGCAGGATGCGTTCCTGCGGGGCAGCAGGGTGTAAGGAGGCATACAATATGACGTTGGGAGAATTCGAGAAGATTATAAGCGGTAAATTTTTATAAAAATATGGAGGTTATAAACATGACGTTTAATGCAAAACAAATACATCGTGGTCAGTACAGAACGTTCGGAGATTTTTTCCGGGTTTGGGAAATCGAAACGGATATGCCCAAAGAAACCGTGATCGATAAGTGCTTTTCGGAACTTTCCCAAAAACGACTTCCAGAAGAAAAAGAATGGCGCAGAGAAGTCAGATACGGATGCGGGCATTTTGGGGATGCGGACTACTTCTTTAGGGGATACTACAGCATCGAAACAATTGAAGGTGGTTTCCGGTTCACTGTTTGCGAACCGTATGCCGATTAAGATTTAAGGATAAAATGATGTGCCGGTTGTGCAGATGCAATTACCTTTTACGAGGGATATAAATGTATAAAAACGCAGAGGGATACCGAGATGAAACAGCCTGACGGGCAATTATCGCGGTAGCAATAGAAGAAAGAATAAAGAGCAGAAAGCTGCAGGAGGACAAGAATATGGGAACAGAAAATAAAACCGGAGAGGTTTGGAGAACACGAACTGTCACAGGGGCAGAGAAGATCGTGCTGGTGGTAGCAGACCACGGGGAAATGGCGTATGTAATTCACTTGGCGGAAGAAGGCGTACACACAGACATTGAGGTAAATTGCGAGGGGCTGCGGTACGGGTCCAGCGATCGAATGTACTATGTACCATCCAGAAGTTTTGAAGAATACCTCCGTACAGTAACAGATGAGCAGCTGGCAGATGTGAAAAACAAGCTTGCGGCGGCGATCGGAATTGAGCCGCAGATCATAGAAAAAGAAGTTGTCCGGGAAGTACCGGTGGAAATTCCGAGCAATATCGCTCCTGCGGAGCCACAAAAATGTTGTGATGCAGAGGTGCAGGAGCTTATGATCCGTGCGGAAAGAGCAGAAGCACTGCTGGAAGAGTACAGAGAGCTGTATAAAAACGTAATCGAAATAATCTGACGTTATTAAGGAGGGATAAGAAAATGGACAAAAAGGATATTTTAGGAAAGTTGGGCAAAATAGCGGCTGCGGCTTGGCTGATACTATTTATTCTGGCGTTTAGTATGGACCGCTCCAGAAGAATGGGAGATGTGTTAATACTCTCAGCCTTTGCTGGGGTGTTGCCTATGATTTTTTTCACGATTGGTGATTAGCCAGATGTATTTTGCAAAGGCGAAAATGATCATTTAAAGGAAGGAAAAGAACTATGAAAAATTGGAAATTACCATTGATTATTGTAGGAGTAGTAGTGGCAGTAGTTTTGTTGTGTGTGTTTGGAGTGCAGTCAGTACAGAATCGGGCAATCAGTCTGGAAGAATCGGTCTATACCGCTGAATCTGACATTAAAGTGCAGGAGAAACGCAGGGTTGACTTGGTTTATAATCTGGCAGACTGTGTAAAACAGTATGATCGGCATGAATCAGAAACATTGACTGGACTTGCAGATGGAATGAGCGAAGGGAACAGTGTAGAAGATGTAAATACTGTGATCGCGGCAGTTACATATGCTTATCCAGAGTTGAAAAGCAATGAGAATTATAAGCAACTCATGAATGAATTGTCTATTACCGAAAACATGCTTGCCCAGTACCGGGAAAATTACAATAAATCCGTAACAGCTTATAACAGGTATGTAAAGAAGTTTCCAGCAAGAATCTTCCTCGACTGGACAGGCTATGAGGTTTTGAAATTTCAGCGGTTGGATTATCAAGCACCAGTTGACGCACCGCAGGATTTATTTGGAGAATAGCTTATGGAAATAACCAAGCGCGAAATCATCATCAGCGTTGCAATCGCCGCCGTTATGCTAATAGTCGGTTTCTTTATATCTGGAAAAATAACTGATATGCAGAACGATAAGAACGCCGAATACCAGAAGGCAGTGCATATTGAGGACTCTGAATTATTTCGGTATGGCATGGACACAAATGTTGGAAATGCTTTTGTGTATGGAGATTTGCAAGCGGTTGATACAGTGACTTTTGATGAGATTGGCGGGGAATATCTTCATGCTGAAAAGATAGAAGAACGATATGAACGCCATGAAAGAGAAGTGACAGAAACAGATTCAGAAGGTAAAAAGCACACAAAAGTAGAAGTATACTATGAATGGGAAATCGAGGACAGAGAAAGCAAACATTCCGAAAATATTATGTTTTGTGGTATCGAATTTCCGTATGATAAAATCCCGTATTCTCTGGACAATCACATAAAGACAATAAATTCTGACAGAGAGTACAGTTGGAAGTCAGGGGAATATGTAAAGGTACGATTCAAGTATTATGGAACACCCGTTAAGCACACTGGCACGATATATACCAGATTATCAGATGGAACTATTTCTGACAGTTCACAATTTTTTAAGGACTATATCATTAAGCAAGCATTAGATAGTTGCACTTCTGGTATTGGGAATATAATGTTCTGGTTGTTTTGGATAATTCTGATGATTGCGATTGTGATTTGGTTTTGCTATTTGGATAATAGGTGGTTAGAAGATTAAATTAACGAAACAGAGGGGAAGCCGCATAATGTACCACCCTAACCGGTCAGATCCGGCGCGCCAGCTTGTGTGCTGGTTCCCTCTGTCTACACAGATAAATCCTGCGGGACTGGGATAGGGTAACAAAAAAATAAAGCAAAAAGAAAGAAGGTGGGGAATGTGGGAACAAGGGACACATACTTTAATGGTTACGGTCTGACATACAATGAGGTAAAAAAAATAGAAAACAAGTGCAAAAACGCAAAGGGTAGGGAATTGGAACTGCTGCTTCTGGCTGCGGAAAGCGCATATGCAGAGTTGGCGCAATATCTGTTTTTTAGCCTGACATCAGGGCTGGGGTATGACAACATCTCGAAGATATGCGACATTCCTATCGGGCGGAAGGATTTTTATGGGTATCGAAGGAAAACGATATATTTATACAACAGATACATGATACTGGAAGGACATGCAATCGTGTAAAAGGGGTACGCGGATCAGGAAACGAGAATGGTAAAATAGAATAAGAACTGTATGGGGGTGTGATATGAATTGTAATGCCGTCATGAAAAAGCTTCAGCGCGCCATACTGTCAACGGGGCTCGTAATCAAAATTTCTACCAGCCAATTTTACAGCGAAGAGCAGGACAGATTTTTACGGTTACCAGCGGCTTTTTTTACCACATGATGGATGTAAGCATGAATCGGGTACAAAGTGAACAGAAAGAAATGGTAAAATCAGAGGGAATAGGAGCATGAAACATGGATATAATTAACATCGCACTGAAAGACTTAAAACCATACGAGAATAACCCGAGAAAGAACGATGATGCTGTTAAGTACGTTGCTGAATCCATCAAAGAGTTTGGGTTCAAAGTTCCGATTGTGATTGATAAAGACAACGTTATCGTTGCAGGTCATACAAGGTATAAAGCTGCGAAAAAACTAGGGATGACAGAAATTCCGTGTATTATTGCAGACGACCTGACAGATGAGCAGATAAAGGCATTCAGGTTGGCAGATAATAAAGTAGCTGAAAAAGCTGAATGGGATTTTGACCTGCTGAATACGGAACTGGACGATATTATCGACCTTGACATGGAATTGTTTGGATTCGAGGATGCATTGCAGGACGATGCAGAGGAAGCTGTTGAGGATGAATTCGAGGTAGAGTTGCCTCCAGAGCCGAAATCTAAACTGGGCGACATTTATCAGTTGGGCAATAATAGGCTGATGTGCGGTGATAGCACGGTGCTGGAAGACGTAGAAAAGCTGATGGGTGGGGAGCAAGCAGACATGCTGCTCACTGACCCGCCATACAACGTAAACTATGAGTGGAAGACCAAAGACAAGCTTAAAATAAAAAATGACAAGATGGACAACGATAATTTTAGGCAGTTTTTGACAGATGCTTTTAGCAACGCCGACATGGTTATGAAGCCGGGCGCGGTCTTTTACATTTGGCATGCGGACAGTGAGGGATATAATTTCCGAGGGGCGTGCTTTGATGCTGGATGGACCGTAAGGCAATGTCTTATCTGGAACAAAAACAGCATGGTGATGGGACGGCAAGACTACCAATGGAAGCACGAGCCGTGCCTGTATGGCTGGAAAGAAGGAGCTGGGCATCTGTGGGCTTCAGACAGAAAGCAGACAACAGTAATCAATTTTGACAAGCCCACACGAAATGACATGCACCCGACTATGAAACCGATCCCGTTGTTTGATTACCAGATAAAGAATAACACAAAGGGTGGGGATGTAGTCTTAGACTTGTTCGGCGGATCAGGGACAACCATTATGGCATGCGAACAGAATGGACGGCGCGGCTATTCTATGGAATACGACCCACGGTATGTGGATGTTATTGTCGACAGATGGGAAAAGTTTACAGGGGCAAAAGCTGTTTTATTAAATAAATAATGTTTTTGCATAGCAGAATAACCCGGGAGGAGAAATGGAAGCAATAGGAAGAGTGTATATATTAGATGATCTTGGAAGAATAAGAATTCCAAGGTATGTACGGAGAAGGTTGAACATCCAAGAATCAGATCCGTTACAAATTTTTATTGGGGATAACAATGAGATCATCTTAAAAAAATGTCAGGCAGAAGATGAGCATTTAACTGAAAACAAACAATAAATAAAAAAGAGGTAGTATATATGTCTGATAATGCAAACAAGGGCGGACGGAAAAGAATACCAATTGATCAAAAAGTATTCGAGAACTTATGTTCGATTCAATGCACACTTGCGGAGATTGCGGCAGTTATCGGATGCAGCGAGGACACGATTGAAAGATGGTGCGTGAGGACGTACAAAGAGGGATTTGCGGAGACTTATAAAAAAAAGAGCCAGAAGGGCAAAGCAAGCCTGCGAAGACTCCAGTTCAAGCACGCAGAGACGAACCCGACAATGGCTATTTGGTTAGGCAAGCAGTGGCTAGGACAGCGTGATCAGATGGAGGTTGAGGCGTCCGGAAAGGTCACGATTGTTGACGATATCCCAGACACGGAAACAGAAAAGCAGGAAGAATAAATGGAAGTACAGCAGGCAGCAAGGATAAAGCTTACAGACTTAATTGCTCCAGCTTTTTACAAAGTGCATAAGGACATAAAAGAAGGACGGCACGAGTACTATAACCTTTACGGAGGACGAGGATCAGGAAAGTCCTCTTTTGTGTCTGTAGAGCTCCCGCTGGGCATGATGCAAAACCCGGAGGCAAACGCGGCAGTATTCCATAAATTTTCCGCAATGCTGCGGGATTCTGTTTATAACCAGATCCAGTGGGGGATAGATGCGCTGGGCGTGTCAGATTACTGGCGCGGCAATGTAAACCCGATGCAATTTACCTACCTGCCAACAGGGCAAAAGATCATCTTTAGAGGTCTGGATAAGGCACAAAAGACAAAATCCATTAAGGCAGCCACAGGATTTTTTAAATATCTCTGGTTCGAGGAACTGGACATCTTTAAGGGGCCAGAAGAGATCCGAATGGCGGAGCAGTCAGTCCTGCGTGGCGGTCATAATTATGTCGTGTTTAAAACGTTCAACCCGCCGATCAATCGCAATAACTGGGCAAATGAATATGTGCAAATTGAGGATAGACGGGCATACAACCACAAAAGCGACTACAGGAGTGTACCGCGTGAGTGGCTGGGAGACGAATTTTTTGACAGCGCAGAGCACTTAAGGCTCACAAATCCGCGCGCATACGACCATGAGTATCTAGGAAACGCAGTCGGGACAGGTGGAAACGTATTTGAGCTTTTGGAGCTGCGTGAGATCACCGATGAAGAAATAGACAGGATGGATGTGATCTATCAGGGCGTTGACTTTGGTTGGTACCCGGACGCATACGCGTTTGTAAGATGCTACTATGACGCGGACAGCGAGACGATTTTTTTTATAGACGAACATTATGTCAACAAAGAATCGAATGAAATAACGGCAAACTGGATCAAAGAAAAAGGTTATACGGACTACCACATAACCTGCGACAGCGCCGAACCGAAATCTATTAACGATTACCGAAGCATGGGACTTCCGGCGCGGCCGGCGATAAAAGGACCAGGCAGCATCGAATATGGAATGAAGTGGCTTATGCGACGCAAGCTCGTTATAGACAAGCGCAGAACGCCGAACGTATACCGCGAATTTACCGAATACGAATATGATCGGGACAAAGACGGCAACATCATAAGCGGTTATCCGGATGCAAACAACCATTCGATTGATGCTACACGCTATGCATTTGAATCCAAATTTAACCGCAGAGGGAACACAGCTTAATATACATCAAGCGGAAAAATGCCGGGAATATGGCAAATACACGGCACAGGGGTATTGCAAAGATGGGAATTATACAGACAGTCAAAAGGTGGTTTAATATGATATTTAAAAAGCAGGCTGAGAAAGATTTTAGGGTAAAGGATACCACGTCTGCGCAGATGATGGCAAAGGTCGCAGAGTGTGCCAACATCTACCGCGGCACGCCGTACTGGTTAGACGCAGATAATCGAATAAAGACTATCAATTTTGCAAAGGCGGTATGCTCCGAGACGGCGCGGCTCGTCACGCTGGGGATTAAAATCCAGGTTGACGGCGGCGCACGCGGGGCGTGGTTGCAGGAGCAGATTGATAAAGCATATTATAGCCTACGACATTGGGTAGAGTATGGCTGCGCTTATGGCACGGTAATCATAAAGCCTAATGGCAGCGGGCTTGATATGTTTACTCCTATGGATTTTATCGTGACGGAGCAGGACGACAACGGCAATATAACGGGTATTGTGTTTAAAGACAGCTATGCGGCCAAAGACAAACATTATACGCGTCTGGAATACCATAGGTTTGTCGAGATGCGGACAGAGGCGGGCGTGATATATCCGTATGTTATATCTAACAGGGCGTATGTATCAAAAAGCAGCGAATCCCTCGGAGATCCTATCCCGCTGGCACAGACAAAATGGGCTAACCTGCTGGAGGAAACACCGCCGATTCTCAAGGGCGGGAATGAAAGGCTTGATTCCCCCATGTACGGAGTGTTCCGCACCCCTGCCGCAAACAACATAGATCTTTCTTCTCCGCTGGGGATGCCGATATACGCGGAAGCCATCGAAGAAATGAAAGACCTGGACATCGCATACAGCCGGAACGCCGGTGAGATATATGACAGCGAGAAGATCATCCTTGCAGATGACAGGCTGATGTTTGACAGCGGGACGAACCTTAACGGGCGCATCCCAGACGTTAAGCTTCCGCATTATGTAAAAAACGTGTTCGGCAACAGCCCGGAAGAGTTTTATCAGGAGGTTACGCCGCAGCTTAACACAGCCACACGTCTAGACGGGATCAATGCCCTCCTGTCCCAGATAGGGTATAAATGCGGGTTCTCAAACGGCTATTTTGTCTTTAACGAGGCGAGCGGCATCCAGACAGCGACGGGCGTGGAAGCGGAGCAGCAGCGAACCATCCAGTTTATTAAGGACGTGCGGGACAAGTTGGAGAGTTGCCTTAATGATGCTATATATGCCATGTCGGTGTATGCGGATTTATACGCGCTTGCCCCTGTCGGGGTTTATGAGGTCGTGTATGACTTTGGCGACATCACGTACAACCGCGAAGAGGACAGGGCACGCTGGTGGAGCTATGTTGTGCAGGGCAAGGTGCCCGCGTGGATATATTTTGCCAAATTCGAGGGCATGACAGAGGACGATGCGAAGGCAATGGTGACGGAAGCCCAGCCAAAGGAAACGGGGCTGTTCGGGGAGGAATAAGCATGGATTTTGCGATTGTAGGACAGGGGATCGGAGACATAGAACACGGTCTTGAGTGTATATACAGAGACAGAGATGTTGGATATTAGGAGACTGTTAAGACGCATATATAGAGCGCGAAGCTGCTGCTGATAAGGAGAGAGTAATGGAACCGATAACCAGAGAAGAGTATTATCTTGCAAAGATTGCAGGGACATATAAGGGCAAGACACCCGAGCCCGTGACTATTGATGAATATTATCTTGCAACTATGGCGGGGGATTATTCCGGCAATACCCCGCAGCCCGTCACGAGATTGCAGTATTACATGGCAAAGGTAGCAGGAGTATGGGGCGGAAGCATCCCTGCGCCTGTGACACGATTAGAATATTACTGGGCGGCGATTGCCAGCGGAGAGGGGAAAGTCTTTCCGCCTGTGACACGAGAGGAGCATTTCTTGGTGCTGGTAGCCGATGCGTACAGCGTTGTGCTCACGGTCGTTACCGGCAACCCCGCCCTCTTGGAAAATTCAAAGGGGAATCGTGGGCTGGAATCCCTCACCCTCCACGGCAAATCAACGCAGGGGAGCACGACTGGGGCGCAGTTGTTGCCGTTTGAGGTAGGAGAAAACGAGAAGGGTTTGAAGTATTTAAAGATGGGATAGCGATATCCGGTGCAAGAAAGAATGACATCTATGCAGTGGGACGCAGTGGCATGAACAACGAAAGTTCATACGACGATTTCCCGTTATTAGCATCTGGGGAATATTATGTTTATTCAGATAGTGCATCTGTGAATTTAATTGTCGTTGCATTTAGAAATGGGATAAATATCACATTGGGAAGTTCCATGAAAGGAGTTGCGGCAAAAATAAAAGTAATGGATGGAGATAAGTTTCGGATATTCCTCAGACTCGAAGAAGCCTTTAATGGCAAGGTTAAGGCGATGATATCCAAAAAACAGCCAACTGCGTCCAATTACGAGCCTTACACCGGCGGCGCACCCTCTCCGTCCCCGTCCTATCCGCAGGAGATAGAGAGCGCGGGGCAGAGCGGGGAGATAGGTGTTGATGTGTATGGCGGAAATCTTATCAAAGCACCGTTTGAAAGTAGAGAAAATTCATACAAACCGGGCTATACATTTACGCAAAATGCGATCACATTTACTGTGCAAAATGATATGGGGATAAAGGTTGCGGGAACGAATACATCTGCTGATAAAGTCGCGCAATTTTCTGCGTATTATCAGGGCGATGATGAAAAACCTAAATATCCAGCGGGGACGTATACGATTTCGGAATGGGCAACCGTGCAGATTAAACTTGCATCTGAAGTTATTAATAAAAATGGCACATTTACCGCAAACGAGGAGTTTAATGTAAACGGATTTTATATTGCAATTCCGGCGGGGCAATCTGTAAATAAAACAATATATCCCATGCTCAACATCGGTTCAACCGCCCTGCCCTACGAACCCTACAAGACCGCCCAGACCCTCATCATTCCAACACCAAACGGTCTTCCGGGCATCCCGGTATCATCCGACGGAAACTACACCGATGCAGACGGGCAGCAGTGGGTGTGCGATGAGGTGGATTTTAAAAAGGGAGTGTATGTGCAGAGAGTCGCAAAAGAAATACCTAACACAAGTTTAGAATTAAGAGAGACGCCTGATGTTAAAGGGAGATATTCATTTATTAAAGCATTCAAAAATATATACAAAAATGGAGGATATAAGTGTCTGATTTCACACGGAATTTATGGATGGTGGGGAACTAAAAAAGACACCTGGGCAATGATTAGAACCACATTTGTTTATTCACCAGAAGAAAGGACAACAGAGGATAAATTAAAAGAAAAAATCTTATCTCTGATAAATTCGGATAATCCGCTGACGTTTTTAGGGCAACTTGAAACACCGATCGAAAAACCTCTTACCACAGAGCAGCTTGCAAAATACAAGGCTTTGCACACCAACAGCCCAACAACGACCGTGATAAACGATGCTGGCGCGGGAATGAGCGTGGGATACGCAAAGATGAAATAAGGGTACGCCATAAAATGCGGGAGGTGGTAGAATGGAACTGGATACGAAAGTTGGGGACGTGGAGATTAAGCTCGATACGTCCCGCATAGACGATAATCTGCTGGAAGCCCAGAAGCTTTTGAATATGCAGGTAGTGGCGGACAGCGCCCCCTTCGTTCCATTCCGGCAGGGTGCACTAAGAAACAGTGTAAGATATCCAGACGGGGTATACGGCGGCATCGTTGAGTATGACACGCCATATGCTCATTATTTGTACAAGGGCGTTGTGTACGGTCCGAATATCCCGCTTAAAGACGCAGAGGGGAACATCATAGGGTGGACATCCCCTCCCAGCAAAAGCCCGACGCAGAGACGGATTAAATATCACGAGCCGGGAACAACGTCTGAATGGTTCGAGGAAGCCAAAAGGCGGCATAAAGACGACTGGCTGAATCTTGTGAGAAAAACGGTGGGGAAAGAGTGATGCTGAGACCAGAGTATTTTGAAGGGAAAGCTGACCGGATATTAGAACTCTATGAACGGCTGGAAAACTTTATCCTGCGGGATATCGCCAGAAGGATTTTAAAATCCGGGAAAATCACAGCCACGGCGGACAGGTTGCTGTACAGGCTGGAGCAGTTGGGGGAAAGCCGGGATGAGATACAGCGGCGTATCATGGAACTGACAGACCTGAGCGAAAAAGAACTGCGGAAGCTCCTGCGTGGTGCCGTGCTGACATCGTGGGAAGATGATGCGGTTACACTGTCAGAAATGGGTATCGCGGCGCAGTCTCCGCTTGAAAATGCACGATATATGGCTGTTATTGAAGCAGAGTACATAAAAAGCCGGGCGGAGTTGAAGAACCTCACAAGGACGACGCTGGAACAAAGCCAAAAAGACCTTGTGTCGCTGCTCGACGAAGCCGATGTAAGGGTAGCAAGCGGAGTGCAAAGCTATCCCGCAGCCATAGCGGATGTGCTGGATGCGTATGCGGGACGCGGCGTTATGGTGGATTACCCGACAGGGACGCGAAGGACGCTGGAATCTGCGGTACGATGCTGTGTAGTGACGTCAATGAACCAGACAGCGGCGCAGCTGACAAACAGGTATATCGTGGACAGCGGAACAGAGTATGTGTTAACCTCGGCGCACCTCGGGGCAAGAGTAAGGCGCGACGGGCAGCCCTTGCTTGCAGGTCATGACGAATGGCAGGGCCGTGTATTTAAAATTGACGGAAGCGAGCCTGGATATCCGAACCTGCTGGAATCGACGGGGTATGATATTGATCTAACCACGGGAGAAGGCAGGGTTGTGGATATGAGAGGGATGCATGGCTATAACTGTCGTCACGGGCATATGCTGTTTGACAAGCGGATGCGGAATCCGTGGAGGGACGCAGAAGGAAATCTGCTGGATGGAAGCGGAAATAAAATTACCGACGCTGAGAATCTAAAACGGTATGAGGACAGCCAGAAGCAGCGATCTATGGAACGCGGAATCCGAAAGACGAAACGGCAGTTGATAGTAAAACAGGAAGAGCTTGCATGGGCGTCCGGCGCGGAACGGGAAAAGCTCCAGCAGGAATATGATAAGCTGGCTTACCGATTGCAGGGACAGAACAGGGCTTATAACCAGTATTGCGAAGAACATGGATTACAGCCGCAGTATGATCGGAATGCATTAGCGGGATTTGGATACCCGCAGCAAAAGGCAGCAAATAAAGGGGTAAAAAGATATGCGGAGAACGAACCGATTTGAATATTACAATCCAAACCCCTCGAAATGGCAAAGAGTAGGGGATTGCACTGTGCGCGCATTGTGCAAGGCTTTAGGGCAAGATTGGGATACAGTTTATGTAGGTTTGTCCGTGTATGGTTTTTCGTTGTCTGACATGCCAAGTGCTAATAGAGTCTGGGGCGCGTATCTGCGCGAGAACGGATTCCGCCGGTATATCGTAGACGACCACGGACAGCATGTTTACACGGTAGATGATTTTTGCCGAGACCATCCAGCAGGGACGTATGTGCTCGGGATAGACGGCCATGTGGTGTGCGTCAAAGATGGACATTACTGGGACACATGGGACAGCGGTCAGGAGATACCGATATACTACTGGGAGAAATAAGGAGATAGGCACTATGGAAACGATACAGGCTATTCTTGCTGTGTGCGGCGGCATTTCGGTGATAGGGGGCGCTGTGGCTGTGATACATAAATGGATATCCCCCGCGATTAAGCTCACCACGCGGGTAAAAGCCCTTGAAGAGCATGACAAGCGAGACTTTGAAACGATGCATGAGATTAGGGAGCGGGACAGCCTAATCATGGAGACATTGGTAACGATGCTTAACAGCCAGATATCAGGGAACAATGTTGAGCAGTTAAAAGAAACGAGGGGAAAGCTTATATCTTATCTGGCGCGGACGCAATAAGGGGAGTAATCTTGAAGGTATACGATTTTACAGTGTTTGAATTGGATTTTTTTCGCAAATACTGCAATTTTACACCTGAGGAACGGCGGCTTTTTGAATTACGTGCGCAGAATATTCCGCTGGAAAGATGTGCGGAGATGATGAACGTGAGTGTGTCCACCGTGAAAAGAATGAGCCAGCGAATAAACAAAAAGATAATACGGGTATGTTGATTTGATACTTTTGTAAGCCTTTGATGGACTGTCAGAGGCTTATTTTTTATGCCATAATTTAGCTATAGAAAGTCATTGAATTAGTCATAGGAGGCGCAGGCATGGCATTACCATATCAAGGATACGGCTATAACCCGTATCAGTATGGACAAGTAAATCCGCTACAGCCGCAGATGGACAGGCTGGCGCAGATGCAGGCTCAGTATCAGCAGCCACAGCAGATGCAGCAGGTAAATCAGGGGATCCTGTGGGTGCAGGGCGAGGCTGGAGCTAAATCTTATCTTGTCGCTCCAAATACAAGCGTCCTTTTGATGGACTCCGAAAACTCTAATTTTTATATAAAGACTACCGATGCCGCCGGGATGCCGACGCTCCGCACCTTTGCTTACAAAGAGGTCACGGTGGGCGCGAAAGAGCCACAGAAACAGGAGGAAGTGAACTTAGACGATAAATACGTTACTCGGAAAGAATACGACGATTTGAGAAGCAAATATGAAGAATTATATAGTTATCTCGAAACGGCAACAAAGCCGGAAGGAGGCAGACATGGCGAATCCCTTGTTTGAGGCCCTGAATGGTAATAGAATGGCCGGAATGCTGGAACAGTTCCAGCAATTCCGAAAAGAGATGGAGGGCAGAAATCCGAATGAAGAGATTAACAGGCTGTTGCAGTCTGGCAAAATAAACCAGCAACAGTTAAATCAAGCCCAGCAGATGGCGCAGCAGATGCAGGGTATGTTTAAAGGCTTTTTTAAATAGTACACAACCGGGTGCACACGGTTTTGTAAATACATTATCGAAGGAGATAATTACTATGACAGACGGTTTAACCGCTTCTGATGTTGCCGTATTAACCGGCGGCACAGGAAAAAATGACGGCTTCGGCGGAGATTGGGGTGCATGGATTATCCTTTTCCTGATTTTCGGTATGTTTGGCTGGGGCGGCTTCGGCGGCTGGGGCGGAAATGGTGGAGGAGCAAATTCTCCCGCATTTCAGGGTTATGCAACCCGCGCTGATATCGACGCAGCGCTGTCCACGCAGGGCATCGAAAACGGTATCCAG